TGCCTTTGCCTTGCGGTATGAGCCATCGGTAGGAGTTGTGCCACTGATGTTGTTACCGCAGTCCTCGCCTGCTATCTCAACGAAATCACGTTTGAGATTTTGCTTTTCTGTGCCTTTGCTGATAATACCGTCATTCGTGACATTATCCACAGCCGCTTGTGCTGTAGCAGCAGCTTGAGATGCAGCAGCGGCGGCGGCAGCGGCAGCAGTGGCAGCACTTGCCGCACCATTAGCAACACCTTCCGTAAGTCCGAGACGAACCAAGATACTGTTCTCGCTTCCGTCATTTATACCGCTTATCGTCAGCACTCCGTTAATGTACGACAACGCAGGAGAGCTGGCGTCTTTTGCAAGCACGAAGTTGCCATGTGTAAGGTCGAAGTAGGAGTTTCCGGCAAGCGTGCTAATCTGACCACAGATGAGGTTGTCGCCGTACATATAGGCGTTACCTCGCGTCTCGGTCAGTGTGTAATGACCATTTGCATTCGGCACGAGAATACCCCAGTTGAAGTAGTAATAGCCACTCTCCTCATTTACCTTCCTTTGCATTGTCTCGCACTTCCAATGACAGTCATCGCTCGAAGTGGCAGAGCATTTGAGCGAAACGAAGTACGTAGGCCATTCTGTTGCACCGGTTTCTTTTGTCAATGGGAACTCCAGATTCTTATCCGGGTTCCATCTGCCATACGTCGGTGCATTCGTGAAGACGAAGTGGTCCAGTCTCTCGTCCGCATTGCCGATATAGAACTTGTCACCGCCTGGTTCAGAAGGCGTAGTCTGCCTGATTCCGCAGTTTGTACGCTGGCCGGTGATAGAGTAGTGCGTGTACCTGAGTTGGTAGTTCATAGAGTCTGCACCGACCTGCAGCATCATGATCTGCAAGAAGGTGTCCTTGCATGTGCCATCCGGATCAAAGATGTTGTTACGCAGATTCATCAACTCTACATGGTACTTGCGTGCTGCTTCTACGATGCTCTGATAGAGTGCATTATTCTGTTCTTCCACCATCTCTGCATCCTCCACGCGCTCCATCAGTTGTGCCCATGCCGTAGCACGGCTTTCTTCCTTTACGGTAGCCGTAATCTTGTAGATCATCTCCGTATCATGTCCGATAAGTCTCTCCGGCTCTGTCCCATCCTGCAGCGACACACCCGTCTCACGAGTATTGTCGTGGAAGTTGATCGTAACGGTATCAATACCGAGGTCCACGTAGTTCAAATCCTCCAACGCCTCATCATCACGCTCGATGATACTCCAGAGACGTACATGCACTGCTTCTGTCTCTCCGTCAGATGCATAAAGGATAGCCGGATAGTAATCCTGATTCTCGTTGAAGTCTTCCGGAAGCGAGAACGCCAAACGGTAGCGCTTATAACTCTCTCCGCTCGGAGTGATGTCAGTCGCGGTATATTCCGGATAATAGAATTTCTCCGCATCACCGAGACCGTTTACGAGCGCAAACATCTTACGCTGGCTGTTGGTATCGGCAACAACCATATCAGGCTCCATAGCGTCTATTACGACCTCGTAATACTTATTGGCATTGAAGTCTGTCAAATTGTTGGCGGGACAGAACACCTGACTTCCTACCGGCAATATACTCTCATTATAGTTCGGAGTGAGTGTTGTCTTGCGAATACTGTAGCCGACATAAACCTTGCTTCCGCTATCCGGTATTCTCTCTGCATGCCCATCGAGTGAAAGCAGATTGTCGATATAAGCACGGTAGCCGTTCACACCATCGCTTACAATCTGCGACGGCACTACCTTGTAGTTCCAGCAGTACCATTCCAGAACAACCGATCCACCGCCTTCCTGGCGTTGAACCTTTGCAGGGCTATATAAACGTATCGTTAGACCGCTCTCCAAATCGAAGTTGTACGAACTGTCTTCCGAACTCTTCTTGAACGTGAGATACGTTCTCGGATTGTCACCGGAAGTAACACCATACACGGCTTGGTCGATGCCTTTACTCTCTATGTAATCGCAGTCACGAGTGATAATTTCCACATCCGTATCTACACTCGTGGTGGTCTTGATCATAGATTTAGCCGATACAAGGCCATTTTTGTCCTCAAAGAGCGTCTTTTGCTCGTTGATAGTACCAACGTCCAGGTCATCGTCAACAACGCGCATAATAGCCCCTTCTCGCATCTGTAGGGCGAATATAGGTTGCTCGTTAGGACGTACTTGATCCATGTCGAAGGAATACTGTATATCTCCATCGTCATTTGCATCGAGATATTTCTGTGCCTCTTTCAGCAGACGGTTCTCTGCTACGCGAACATAGATGTCCGGCATAAAGATGTCAAGGAAGACGATATGGTTGCCTGCGCTTGCATTGACCATAGTGTTCGGCATCCAATATCGGTCTATGCCGGTATCAGCACGCTTCACGACAAGCCTCCAGAATGCACCTTTGGCATACGCTTCCTCGGCTTGTGCGGGATTATCAGCCATGTCGAAGAACTCCGGATTGAGCTCTCCGGTCTCAGTCAGAGCCGGTACGTAGATAGAACCAAGTTTCTCTTGGTCGCTCTCATTAGGCATCTCGAACTCATAGCCCGCAAGATTGCCGTCAAGGAAGCTGATTTTGCAGGTGTCAAACAGGAACACACGGTCGCCAAACCATGTCTGTTCGTTAATCTTGAAGCCGACATCGCGCAGATACAAGTCAAAGGTCTGCTGCTGTTGTCCCTGGGAGATGTTGATATCTGTGTCTTCTATATACACCGGACCAACATCCACAACGGCATTCACTTCGATATTATCCGCTTTGCTCTCCGGATAACTGCGGTTGACGCGCGGCCAGCAGTATGCCGAGTAACCTTGACGGTTGAATACATCTTGGTCATAGTCCGTGAACTCATAGATGTCGGTAATCCAATGGTCGTCCGTATAATTGATCTGGTGTAATTCGATCTCGTTCTTGTACTTCTCCTTGTTCGGGTCTCTAATGTCGTCCGTGGTTGTCTCAATAGTGTCCGGATTGATGAACCAGTCAGCACGAGTAAGCGGAGAGCCACTTTCATCATACGAACCGTTGGTGTACTTGCCATGCGTATGTCCGCAACCGAAATCATCATCATGCACGGAGAAGCAAGAACCTACGATATAGTCCGTACCGCCTTCTGTGCGTGTCGGTATCTTGCCATCTGCAGCTAACTGGCGTGCAGTAGATGACTGTCCGTCTTTGGCTGCATAGAGCACGCATTTTACCACCTTACCGGTAGCGTGGCAGAAGACCGCGAGATCGACCGGAGGAGCAGATTCGACAAGTTTGTTCAGTCCGCAAGGAACAGGATTGTTATTTCCGTCATAGACAATACTTCCATCCTCATCACGCAACGGATCAGTATTCTCAACCACTCTATAGCACTGAATACGTGCAATAGGGTAGTGATACAGATTTTGTGTTTCTGTACTCGTTTTGCGTATTCTCACGCTTCCTGAACCAAGCAACACGCCTGTTTGTGCATAAGACATAGTGATCGCTTCTCCATCCATCGTAATGGAGAAACTGAACGTACTCGGATCGGCGCTATGTTCTTCTATCTGCTCCTTGGCATAGTCATATGATGCTTGCAGTTTCTCCAACTGTTCTGCATCAAGCGAGGACTTTGAAACAAGCGTGCCGGTGTCGTACACATCGTCCGCATCGCTCTCCAGACCGCTACCCATTATCTTGATGCAGTACTTGACATCACGCAGATCGCCATAATAGAAGAACCGCAGAGACGGATAAATCTTGTCGAACGTCTTTGAGCCTTCGCGTATGCCGAAGCGTGCTATGCCTTCCTGGGAGTCGATATAGTCCGTATGACCATCATTACTGAAAGACGGAAGCATAAGACGGTTGACATAACGCCCTCGTTTGATTCTGTCCGAGCAATAGAATCTGTGCAGATTTCGGTCGGAACCTTTCGCAAACAGACGTGTGATAGGCGATGCACTACCGTTGGATTTAGTTATCGTAAAGAGATTACCGTAGTTAGTATGCGCAGGCAGATGAGATGTCTTGCCGTACATGAACTCAAACGGAACGGTACGTTGGATATTATACTCATCAACACCAGTGATATACGGACGTTTGTAGCCGACGTATATCATACGTTCGTTGATGAAGAACTTGGTATTGACACCTTCTGCATCATTCAATTTTAGCAATGCCTCCATGACATTGTTATCCGAGAAGTCGAATTGGAACTGTTCGAGAGCGGTATTCAAATCCTCGTTGACACCATCTGCGATCTTGTAAGACCAATAGTCCTTACCTGCAACGCCGGTATGCCCAAAGCGCTCATTGAGGACAGCCATGATACGCTTCATAAGCGTGTTGGCTCCACCATAGAACGAGAACTCGTCATAGCCGGTATAGAGAACGCCTGAATTGTCCGTGTCTTGTACCACATCACGCATCTTGACAGTTGCCAATTCATACTGGCACGGATAGAAGGTAACAGTGTGTTGGAAAGCCTTGCCACTCGTTTTGCTCTTTGCTATCTTCTTGACAGTCGGCATGGTGTAGATGTAGAACTTTTCCTTCTCATGCCCGCCTTCAACACCGTTCATTCGGAGCAGATTAGCGATGTCGAACTCTACATAGTCGCCTGGTTGGAAGTCAATCCTCGACGGAAAATCAATGGTCGCAGTTATAGAACGCTCTCCCATATCCTTTCCGGTATAGGTAGCCTCCATGATATTGAAAATCTCTATTCGTCCACCTTGGGCACTATTGTCTTTACGATATACTTTCATACGTTTTATTATTTGTTGTTAAGCACTTAACACTATGTCTGTATTTGGATCATTCACTCTGAATTTCACCTTGAATGCTACATAGTCACGATATACGACATTCCCGCTTCCGTCACCAACTGGTATTCTCCTACGTTTGAATGCGGGATCACCATCAAACTCCGAGACATATACTCCACGACGGCCCATCTGAGAGTATGTATCATATATCTGTAACCATTTGCCTTTTATCTCATTGCAAAATGCACGGATTCTCTGCGTTGCCATTCCATCGTCTGCGAAGTAAATAAACTCCGTATCGAGATCATACGCTTTATTCACGACACCTGATGGCGGAAGCCATACGTCTTCGCCATGCTCATCTGGCCAATCTTGCGTAACAATCTCCTTGATTTGCGGAAATACCTTATATGGCACATGTTTGATGTACAAACGATACTTTCTGAATGTGTCGAAAGGTTTTTCATAACCGCTCAAGTCTGCCTTGTAACATCCGGAAGGACCAACTGCTATCAATAGCGGTAGATAGTTTTTAGGCGGTGTAAACATAATCAATCCTCCTATTCTGTTTTAGTTGTTGACTCCTTCTTTGCTGCCTCGGCTTCCTCCAGACGTTTCTTCTTGAGACGCTTGAGTTCGAGCTGCTTGTTGGTCACGTTTCGGTTGCTCTCAACGATAGCCTCATCCGACATACCTATTTCCGCCCAGCGTGCGATCTCCTCGGAGTTGTCTGACTGCCCAACCGCCGGGT